AAGTTGCGAATTTAGTATACATTCTCCAATATGTATATGTAGGAAACAATTTCAGATTAGTTTCTTTTTCCATTAACGGTAACTTATTTACTAATAAAGATTCCATAATTTTGTCACCATATAGATAAGTATCTAGAGTGTCACTTAAATCTCCCGTATCAAAATTTGATGTATTAAATTGATGAACCATTTTAGTATACTCAACTAAAAGTTTTAATTCTTCAGGAGTCAAAAATCCTTTTACGTATTTATAACCATTTACTATCTTGCCCATGCTACTATACTCCACCTTGTGCCTTTTGTTATTGGTTCCACACAATGTGGATATAAAAAACTACTAGGCCATATTATCATAGAATTTGGTTTTGTTTTACTTCGCATAAATTCTTTACCATGCATTGACCATGTTAAATCACCACCTTCATAGTCATTATTCAATCTCCATATAAAACTTAAGGATCTAGACACATCTGGATGATCATCAACATGCGTAATGTAATGACCTCCTGGTGAATATTTTAAAGCTTGAATATCATAAACTTTGTTTATAGTTAACATTGGATGATGAGCTTTATAAGTATTACAAGCTTGTGTAAAAATATGATAGCACATGTTAGCCCAATGTTGATCTGTTATAGAGGGTGTAATATTTGTAAAATCATAATGTGTGCATTTTCTAATATTTGTTTTTTCTTCTTCTTTGTCAGGTCCAATTATTTTTGCACTTACAAAAGATCCTTGAGAATCTTTAAAGTTTAAATATCTTAAAAAGGTGGACACAGCTGCTGGTCTTATAACAGCATCTAATTCCATGATGTGATCTTTTAATAAAAATTTTTCTTCTGCCATGATGCCATTTTATACTTTTGTTGAAACTTAGTTAAAAATTTATATGAAAAAGGTAATCTAGTTTTATTTATTTTTTTTAAATCGCTTAATTTCATTTTCCATGATTCTCTTTTAAAAGGAATACATTGTGCAAATATAGTACCTTTTTTTATTTTTGTATCAAGTCTTTGATATTTATCACCATTCAATACAAAAGGAAAGTTTATTTCAAGAGGGTATTTGTCTGTATCTACAATTCCAGACAAAATTTCAAACCTATCATCCCTATTATTCATGGGAGGTAAAAACAAACAAGAATATCCAGGTGATGTTTTAATAGTCCAAGGCCAAATAATTTTTTGAATAGTTTGATTTCTATTTTTATTAAGTAATGGAGAGCCCTCTAGTTGCCACCTAGGATGCACAGTTTCTAATGGGTTTACAGCAACATTTAAGTTGTTTTCAACAGCAAACCTTACACTAGCCTCATGCGGACATCTTACAATAGTGTCATCTGTTTCGATGTGATTAAATTTTACAATTAAATCTGATGTTAGTGGTAAAGCGTACCCAGTGGTTAATGTATCTAAAAAAGGCATACAATTTTTCACAGTGTCTTTATCTGCAGATAATTTTTTATACCAATCTGGAATTAATTTTTTTATAGGAAGAGGATGTGCGTCTTTATCTTCTAAAACTACTTTAGGTGCAAGAAATTCTATAGTGTTTGAAAACATCAAAACACTATACTATTAATGAATAGTTTTTACTATGGTAATCTTTTAAGATTTTTAAACTCTGTAAGACCGTTTCCAACAAACGCTTCTAAAGCTGTACATACACCAGTAACTGGGTAAGATATTGCATCTATATCTAAAGCAGCCACTTCGTTTTTGTAAGCAGTCCAGGAATTTATTGTTGCCTCACCACTAGCGTCTGCATCTGGAGAATTAAGCCATCTATTAATATTATCAATAGTCCAATTAATTTCAGATTGCATAGTTTCTTTTTCGATTGGTTGTGAAGCATCGTTTTCTGTGCCCCACTCTAATGAACCATTATTTACTTCTACGTTTTGTGTATTTTTTTCTACTTTATTAAAGTCGTCATCACTAACTTCTAAGTAAACAACATTTCTACCTATGTGATTGTCAACTGCTTCACACACAGATTTCTCAGCATCAGAAGCACAAAGTTGATCTACTGAAGTGCTTGTTCCGCTGTTTCTTATTCCAAAATATTTAGCCATATCAAACTCCTTATTCTACTATTACACCTAAAAAACAATTTCCTTGACCAGATTGACCACCACCCGATCCAGGTTGACCTTGACCACCTTGGTTTTTACCCAATGCTCTTGCAGAGCCTGGCACGTTAAATACACTTCCCAAAGTTGATCCAAGAATTTTTTGGTTAGCACTTAAAACTTGGTTGTTAGTTAAATTACCATCTGAACCTAAATTTGAATTAAAAACAGTTGTAGGTGCAAACGGTGCAAAATTTATTGTTGCACTGTTATTGATTGGAGGTAAACTTTGGCCTGAGTTAGTTCCACCACCGCCAGATCCTGGCCCACGATTTCCACCATTTCCACCAGGTCCTCCTGGCGCAGTTAGAAAGTTTGTAAATACAGTTTCATTTCCTGCTTGGCCCGTAGCAGAATGTCCGCCACCACCTCCTTGTTGACCTAAAGTAAATGGTTGTGCTGGGTAAGCTCCAGATAATGTTGTTAAGAAATAACAAATTTGTCCTGGTGAACCTTGTCCCCCTGTTGAACCATTTTGGCCTTGGTTTCCACCGCCACCACCTGCTCCTCCTTGAGCAAAGATGTGAAGTTTAGAACCACTTCCAATAAATTCTCCATGGTTTTGTAATTTTGAACTTGAACCATTACCCTCTACAAAAAAGTATTCTGTTACTGGTGATGGAGTTGATCCAGATGATGCTGCTGTTAATCTTCCTTGAGCATCTACTGTGATAGATGCAAGAGTGTAGGAACCTGCAGAAACAGGTGTGTTTGCTAATTGATCTGATCCTACTGCATCGTTTGCAATTTTAGCTTGAGTAACTTGTAAAGCAGAAATTTTTGCAGTTGTTACTGCGTTGTCAGCTATTTTTGCAGTCGTTACGTTTGCGTTTGAAATTTTTGCAGTTGTTACAGCATTGTCTGCAATCTGCGCAGCAGCAACAGTGCCGCCTAAAGTATCTAATGAAACTTCTTTTAGATTTGTACCATCAGAGTATGCAGCATAAATTTTAGCAGCGTCTAAAGTAAAACCAGATCCTGACGCAGTTTTAATTGTAAGGTTTTCTGGGTTTGTTAAACCTGTTGCATCAAAAATATAAAATTTTTCAATTGAATCTGGAATAGTACAAACTGTACTCGCTGCAATTGATGCAGTTGAAAATTTGATTACCATGTTTCTAGCATTTGAAAGAGCAGCATTGCTCATTACCAAAGCTAAAGTACCACCACTAGATAGTGTTACTGTTTCTACACCAGCAATTGCTTGCTGTACTAAGTTTAAGTTTGTATTTGTTTTATCACCCCATTGACCAGCGTTCTCACCGGTTACCATGAGTTCTAATTTTAAATCAGACGAAAAACTTGATGCCATTTTTAATTCTCCTTAAGTATTTTATTTTACTTCAATTAGGCAGCTAAATCAACCTCAGTCCAAACATTATTTACTCCAAGATCTATCTCTTGCCATGAGATGATATTAGGTGTACCAGTGCTCATAGTCAACCCTATGCCTGTTAATTGAATATTTGCTGTACCTGTAACGCTAGTAATAGTGCCTACAGATGATGTCAAACTTTGACCAGATACACCCACCATTACCTGAGGTATTGGACCTTCATCACCAAGTGATAATGTTACAGACTGTCCAGAAACTGACTCATTAGTGCTTTGAATTAATGTAATATTTCCTAATGATAATGTTGATGCTATTCCAGTCACTGGTACTTCCATTAAAGTACCGCCAATAGCATTACCTACAGATGTCGTTAGTGATTGACCGCTAACTGATTCTACTGTGTCTTGTTCTAGAGCAAAAGTGCCTAGACTTAAATTCATTGTGTTTTCGCCAGCTTGAACCACACTGACATCAGAATCTATTTGTATACTGAATGTTCCTATTGCAGCAAAATTTAATAAACCTGCTGTTGTTGTAGTTACATCTATGTCTGTAAACGCATTTTCATTACCTATTGATGATGTTAATACTTGACCTGTCGGAGCTGCTGAATAATGTACACCCCAAGCTCCATTGCCATAACTATTTGCTCCCCAACCTATATTTATTTCAGCTGTTATTGAAACTGTTCCTAATGAAGAGGTCATTGGTAATTGACCTAGTAATACATCGCCAGATATACCCCAAGCTTCTTCACCCCATTCTAATCTACCCCAACCATCACTTGCTTGTGCATAAGCAAGTTCACCCAATGACATAGTTAATTGTTGACCTGTTATTACAGGAACTTCTGGAATTAAGTTACCCCATAAGTTTTCACCCCATGTGTCACCACCCCAACCTTGGTTTACTATTCCAGTGGCTGTTACGCTTCCTAATGATGTATTTAAATTAAATGAGTTTGCTAATACTGTTCCGCCTATACCCCAGGCTAATTCATTCCATCCTCTTCTACCCCAACCAGTCTCACTACCAATGTAATCCATGGTTCCCATTGCAGTAGTCATGGATTGACCAGATAAAACTATATATGTTGTTGCAAGATCACCCCAAGCGTTGACGTTCCATTGATCACCACCCCAACCAGTGCTGATTTCAGCGTCAACAGTTACAGATCCAGATGAAGAAGATACTCCAGTGAATTGACCCCAAGCACCATTATCCCATGTGCTTAAGCCCCAAGTAGACGGAGATCCGGGTTGAGATACCTGTACTGTAATATCTGTCACCCGAACCTCCTTTTATAAATTATGCTATTCTTAAAATCGCTGCCGATGTTGTAAATGCAGGGAACTGAATTGTAAATGTTCCTGCTGTTGCAGTTTTATCGCCACCAAAATCTAAGACAGCTACAGCTGGATCTCCTGCTGCAGTATCATTGTAAATCAAAGCTCCTCTTGCAGTGATAGTTACGTTTGTGAATGATAGATCAGCAAAATCTGTTATAGCCGTATCAGAAGCAACTGAAGTTCCTGTGTTAACAAGAGCTTTTCCGCCAGATGAATAACCACCTGATGGTGACGTTACTTGTCCGCCAGTTGTAAATGATGTCGTTGATTTTCCTAGTGTTGCAGGTGATCCGTATAATGCTAACTTAAACGAATTTCCACCTGGGTTACTAAAATTGTGTGTTCCTTCAAGAAGTTGTTTCTTAAAAGAATTACATATTGCATTAGTTGTTATTGCCATTTTTTTCTCCTTTAAACAATTGTGTTTGGAGATGGTGATGCTACTTTAAGTCTTGGTACTCCATCATCATACTCCGCACGTCTTCTTCTGCCCATTTGTTGTAGAGCAAAATTCTGTATCTCTTCATCATACTTGGTTTTATAGAGATTGTATAGATCCATGGGGCCTTTTAAAAACCTAAAAGCCTCTGCTAAGACACCATGTAAAAGCATGGAATCCTGATATGTTGATATAAACGTATTATTTGTTGATGTGAAATTTGGTGGATCTTTAATGTAGTTTATTTGAACTGTATGTGCTGCCGCAGGCACAGGTGCTACTATAATATTAAAATCATCATAATTAGCAAAATATTTCGGTGTTCCTTGCTTACCTGATGTATTGAATTCACTTATAAAACTCGTGTCTCTCTTCTCTAAAAAGTTTCTTACACCACTAGAAATAGTTTCAACAGATCTTAATATCATGCAATCAGATGGTAAAGATACAGCTCTGTTACCTGGATTATACGTTGATGTTGCGTATTTTCTTAAATCATCATAATCAACTTTGCCAGCTATATCTAACTCAACATTTCTAATAAAAATACCAAGCTGACTATCAGTTAATACATTACTTGCAACTTCTGTATAGTTTCTTACTTGTGTTAAAAAATCTGAATGCGTTATTGCCATTATGTAATGCTCACTGTTGTTTTACCTATTGTTGATATTAATTGTCTTCTTCTATTTTGCAAAGAAGGATCCTCTGGTTCCATTGTATTTATATCTGTAGATAAAGATGGGTCACTATGAGAAGCCACAAATGTATCAGTTCTAAAAGCAAAATCCCCAGGCAAGCTCAAGTTTGCTACAGCAACTGTTGCACCGCCAGAATTAGCAATCGTTACATCACTTGTAGATGTATTAATAAAAGGTTGTATAGGTTGTTGAAATTTCATAACCCTAGAGTTTTGTAAAGCTATAGCATCAGCAACAGTTCTTCTACGTCTAATCTGAGGATGTTTAGGTTCAAATTCTGATATATGAACTAATGATCCGTTCCATTCTTTAACCATCTCTGTGTATGGAAACTCCATACCAGATCTATCTGATATTGCTTTTGATCTTTTTCCTGTTGCAAATTTAGCCATAATTATAAACTCGTTGGGTAAAATGATTGTGGCGTTATAAATGTAGATGTTCTTTGACCGTCTTCATCTAACGCTCTTTTTAATTCATCCTCATATATTAATTTATTTTGTTGTACCAATTGTGGTGCTACTTTCATCGCTAGATAATAAGCTAGTCCCGCACACATACATGGTAAAAATCTATATGCTACATCTGCTTGATTAGTGTAAGCTCCAGAGTCTTCTATTCTTTTTATAACATAATACTTTAGATGAGTATAAGTATTTAAATCTGGTGCTTGATATAAATATATTTTTGGTGTTGTTAATCGCTCTACATAATATTGAGAAGGTGAACCTGTAGTCAATTTATTAGGTAAAGCAGCATATGCTGATCTGTCAATTTTAGTTAAAGAAACATCTTGTGTTGAAGAAGATTCTGCAGCTATTGAAGATGAGGATATAAATGCTTCTAACACGTCATTTACGTCTGCTGATACTGTGTATTCTGCCTGCCCAGAGACTAAGGCATTTTCATCTAGTTCAACTTTCCATAAATGTATACCTCTGTTTCCCCATTCAGCAAAAAGTAAATCAAGACTTCTTCTTGCAGATTTAAGATCATAACCAGAGTTAGTTCTAATTGAACATCTTTGATAACCCTCTTGAATAATATCATCTATATCTAAATTAAAAGCTGTAGTTCCTGATGTACCCATTATAAAATATCCTTGTAGTAATCTGCCATGCCACCTTTACTTTTTTTAGCAATTCTTTCTAATTTGACTGCTTGTGCTGCATGTGCTTTAGATGCTTTTTTTAATTTGTTAGCAACTTGTTGAATACCACCTTTAGAGTTTAATTTTACTCTCTGTCTGCCTTTACCGAATTTTTTATCAAACATTGCTGTAGCTTTATCTTTTTGATTTTTAATATAATTAACTAATGCTCTTCTAGATTTTCTCATCATTCTAGTTGCATCCTTTCGTCCAGCTTTTCTAGATTTTCTTAATACAAACTGAGTCATATTTAATAATTCGCTAGATTTACCTCTTTGTATATCGAGTTTTTTCAATGCCTTAATTTCTTTTCTTTCTATTCCTCTTCTTTTTTTAATTTCTGGATCATAAGCTTTACTAACTCTCTCTATAATTTTTTTTCTTGCTGCTCTAAATGGTTTAGATCTTACCGCAGCCTTAATACCTGTTTTTAATAAACCACCAGCTAATTTTTTTTCAACTTTAAATACCATTCCAACTGGTTTGATAGTTACAGATTTACCTTTTTTCATACCAGGAAATTTAAGTTGTTTTTTTCTATTAAGTATTTCTAAAGCCCTTTTTAATCTTTTAGGATCATTTCCTATTGCTCTTTTTACAAGTTTTGGCATTTGTAATCCTATTCTTTTAGGTCCTGATGTATCTCTAGCCATTATTTAAATCCTTTCAACATATCGCCATAGTAACTTTCATAACTTTTATTTGATATGTATTTACCGTCAATCTCTGATCTTATATATGACCCAATGTAATTTTCTTTTTTTTGCCCTTTTCCAGGAGCTTTAGAAGTTGTTTGTGAAAACATTGCTCTGCCCATAGCAGCCTTAGTGACAGGCACACAGTTAGGTACCATCTTTTTACCTTTTTTCTTCATACCTTTTTGAACGTATCCGTCCCAACATGTTCCTTGTTTATACGCCATAATCCTCCTTTTGAGCCCGGGCTTTGTGATCGTATTGTTTCACCTTTTTCCGGTTGTACAACTTCTTAGATAATACCACCTTTAATTTGTATAATCTAGACCTAAGATTTTTGGCTATTGGATTACGTAAGATCCGTGGCATTACCGATGATAGGTTTATATTTTGTTTTACCCTCTTCTTTGTAAGCTCTTAATAATTGTTTACGTGGATTTTCAGCAACCCAGGAGCAGTGGACCCACCCGCTGTTTGGTTCACCTGGAGTATAGAACTCAAGTATCATTTGATCCCAATCTAGGTTTGCCT